GAAAAAGGCCCTAAGAAGGTCTGGGGCGGTCTTCCTAAAGACTCCCAAGTATTTAACCTAGAAGGCGGCAGCGCCGGTCTTAGTGGCGCTATGGCTTATCTAGAGACACTCAAGCGGTCTATGCACGAACTCATGGGCATCCCAGAAACTGCTCTTGGACAAACGCAGGCTATCTCTAATACATCCGGTGTTGCTCTTTCAATGATGTACCAGCCTTTGATGAACCGTTACTCACAAAAAGTCTCACAATACGGTAAGGGCTTGGAACGTATTAACGAACTTGTTTTGCTTAACCTTATGGTTAAAGAACCAGAGCAGTTTATTTACAACCCTGAGATAGATGGTCCTATCAAGGACGGTCAAGTAACTCAGTTGGATCCGCAAGACCCAGTAACTTATTTGAACTACGCTCAGTTCCCGCCACCACTACCTTTGGATAAGTTGGTTCTTCTTAACGAAATCCAAACAAAGTTGGGTCTGGGACTTGAATCTAAGGAAGGCGCTTTGCGTCAACTTGGCGAAGAATTCCCGAACGAGAAGTTACTTGAAATTCGCGCTGAAATCATTGAAGACGCCAAGGCTGATGGTGCTTTAACCATGATTCAAACAATGATTCAAAAAGAAATTATGGATCTTACAGGCATGATGCCGGGACCAGACGGTTCCGCAATGCCTATGGCCCCAACAATGCTCGGTGATGGAGACGTCATGGGTGATGGCATTGAAGGACCTCCGCAAAATGCCGATGAGGCTGCTATGCAGCCAAAGATGGCTACGGAGATGAGCGAAATGAACTTGCGTAACGACCTCGTTACGCGGGCATACGGAACTAAGATTCCGCAGCGTAGGGCACCCGAAAGGGATGATGTCTAAAGTTTTTTAGACTTTAGCAAGACATCTCACGCTCTACCTGAAAATCTTAATACATAAGGAACGGTCAACTGTGTTACGTCCTCCGGGACATTTGGAAAACGACCATCGAAACTATTTAGGGGATTCTACTATGGATGATCTAATCACAACCCAAGCGCAAGAAGCGTTTGAAACACCAGAAGTAACGCCAACACCTGCATCTACTGAGAGCGGTATGTACACATCCGAAGACCTAGCGCGAGTACGTGCACAGGAAAAGGACAAGTTGTACCCACAACTCGAAAAGATGAAAGAAGAAATGGCTGCACTTAAGCGCGAAAAAGAAGACCGTGAAGCCCTAGAGGCCGCACATCGCGCAGCGGCGGAACAAGAATCCCGTCGCAAGGAAGAAGACGAACTTGACGTTCGTTCACTCCTTGAGAAGAAAGAGCAAGAGTTTGAATCTCGTCTCGCAGAAGAACGTCGCGAACGTGAAACAGCCTTTGCCCTTCTTGAGCAGGAGCGCAATTATCAAGAACTGATGAACTACCGTTCACAGCGTATTGAGCAGGAGCGCGAAAACATCATGCCAGAACTTATTGACCTTGTTGATGGTTCAACGGCAGATGAAATCGAAAAGAGTATTGCGGGTCTGAAGGACCGTTCAGCCCGCGTTTTAGACTCGGTGATGCAGGCTACCCAGTCTGCCCGCCGTGATATGACAGGAAGCCGTATTACGATTCCTGCAGCCGGACCCCTAGATAACGACCCGGAGCACCGCCCCGTAACACCTGACGACGTCAGGAACATGTCACTGGCAGATTACGCGAAGAATCGCACCCGCCTTCTTGGTGGAGCAAACAACAACGGTGGTAGGGGCCTGTTCGGCTAAAGCCAAACAGCAACTAACCCTCTAAGAAAAGAGAAAACAGCATGTCAAGTGCCATTACAGGTACTGGTCAACTCGCTGCTGCACCTACAGCATATTCAGGTGCAAACAGCCAGTTGAATCAGGCCATTCAGACCATCTGGTCAAAGGAAATCCTTTTCCAAGCAATGCCGATCCTTCGTTTCGAACAGTTCGCAGTCAAGAAGACTGAACTGGGCGTAGCACCGGGTCTGCGTGTTAACTTCCTACGTTACAAGAACTTCGCAGTGGACCCAAGTCCTCTTACCGAAGGTGTACGTATGCAGGCAAACGCTCTTACAGCAGAGCAAATCGCTATCACCGTTGCAGAGCACGGCTACGCAGTTGCAGTTTCCGAACTGCTTCTTAACGCCTCGTTCGATGACGTTATGGCTTCAGCATCCCGCCTTCTAGGTCGCCACATGGCACAGTACCTAGATGTTCAGGCTCGCGACACCCTTGGTGCAGCAACCTCAGCAGTATTCGGTTACGACCGTTCAGGCGTTACATCAGGTACCAATGCTTGGTATGCTCCGGGTACTCCGGGTACAGCAATCTCCGATTTGACAGGTCAGTTCAAGTTGACGACTGCCGCTGTCAAGGATGCTGCACTTACCCTTGCTGGTAAGAACATCCCTCGTTTGGGCGAAACTTACGTTGCATTCGTGCATCCTAAGCAGAGTCGCGATCTTCGTGACAACCCAGAGTTCATCGAAACCACGAAGTACGCCGCTCCCGGTAACTTCATGCTTGGTGAAATCGGTCGCCTTTACGACACCGTGTTCATCGAAACCACACAGGTTAAGAAGTCACGTTCATTTGATTACTCGGCAGCAGTTGGCGCAGTAGCAAACGCAGGTAACGTCCCAGTTAAGGCTAACACCGGTGCCGGTCAGGGTGGAAACCCAGAAGATTCAGGCGCATCTGCAACAGTAGGCACTGCATCAGCAGACGTTTACGAAGCAATCATGATTGGTGACAACGCTTTTGGTCACGCAATCAGCCTTCCAGTTGAACTTCGCGATGGTGGCGTTCTTGACTTCGGTCGTGAGCACGCTCTTGCTTGGTACTCAATCTGGGGCCTTGGTGTTATCACCGATCAGGCGATCACCAAGATCTACACTAACTAATTAAGACCCCGAGAGGGGGATGACGTCCGGACGGTCGAAAATCCCCCTCTCACTCAATAACTATCTATCAGGAGAAAAAACATCGTGGCAAATAATGCAACTAGTCCGCTTGACCACACAGGTCATGCAAAAGAACAGGTACAGAAAAAAACCGCTAAAGAGCGTGCTGATCGTGCCGATGAACTCTCAATGCTTGAAGCAGTTGAGAAAGAACGCCTAGAAAAAGGCGTATTTGATCCAATGACTCAGACTGAAACAGTAGTCCTTGATGAAATTGAATCAGTAGGAGTTTCTTTGGCTAACGACACAGTCGTTATCCGTACTCAAACAGATATTGAAAACATGACGTTCGGTGTCGGCAATGAATACACATTCAAGGCTGGCGTTAAATACACGGTCCCTCGCGCCCTTGCCGAATACCTTGAGCGTCTTGGATACGTCTGGCGTCCTTCGTAGGACGTTAAAACCCTAGACTGACCCACCCCTTGGTTCCCGCCCTCCTCCTAAGGGGTGGGTCACTTTTACACTGACTAATCGCCGTTTATTCGAGACGATAAGTACTGACTATTCTTGGAGGTCTTGTGACAACCGTTGCTTCGCTTGTAGACCGAGTTCGTATGGAACTAGGCGATACTGCTAAGTCGTTTGTCTACTCATTCGACCCTGATGGTTATACAAATAGATACACCATACCTTTTAGCCCTGTTGATGGCCCTTTGCTTGTTGTCAAGCAGGGTAATACCGACCTATCTAATCTTGTTGAGGTTGAAGAACATACGGGTGTCTTAACCTTTGATACCCCTCCAAATGCTGGACATCCAGTCATTGTTTCAGGTGTTCACTACCGCTATTTTACAACGTCAGAAGTTGAAAATTTAATTGATAATGCGGTACTCGAGCATACTCACCGCGCTGAAGACCCTTACGGTCGTAAAATTACGCTTGCAAATTTGCCTGCCGTAGAAGAATACCCAGTAGCCTTATTAGCATCTACTTTTGGTTTGTTTACTTTGGCAACAGATGCGGCTTTTGATATCGACATCGTAGCCCCTGACGGTGTTAATATCCCACGCTCTGAACGCTACCGTCAGTTAATGGAAGTTATTCAACTACGTCAAGCACAGTACCAAGAACTATGCGAAAAAATGGGCATTGGTCTTTATCGCATTGAAGTATTTACAGTTCGTCGTATTTCGCAAACAACAAACCGCATGCCTCCAATTTACAAGCCACAAGAAGTGGACGACCGTTCACGCGCACAACGCGTCCGTTTGCAAGTGCCTAACTACGGTGGGACAGAGTTCCCAACTACGGTACAAAATTACGACTTTAATATGTATGCCGGTGACTCTTTTGAATGCATTTTGGATTTCCCATTTGCACTTACTGACTACACGGTGTTCTCGCAAATTCGCGATTATGTGGGTAGCCCTGCAGTACTGCAAAACTTTACGCTCACCGTCTTGGATGAAGCCGCCGGCACAGTTAAATTCTCACTTACTAGTAGCCAAACTAAAACTCTTCCTGAGATTAGTTACTGGGATGTTCGACTTAAGTCCACAACAGATCCAAATTACGAACAAACATACTTGCAAGGCAAGGTATTCTGTAAGTCAAGTATTTCAGAGTTCAGCCCCGACCCTTACTCGTATGGATGGCGTGGATGACCTGCCAAAACCCATCACCAACGTGCGGTTGTAGTGAGTGTGTAGTAGTAATTTCTCCACAAACGCCTATTGTTATTGCTGTAACGGTCCCTACTGGACCTACAGGTTCTAATGCACCTATTGTTGTGGGACCGGGTCAAGGTGGCTCTATAGGTCCAACTGGTCCGACTGGGGCTCTTGGACCTACAGGTCCAACTGGACCACAAGGAATTATTGGACCAACAGGAGCGGATTCATTTGTTACAGGCCCTACAGGTCCTACAGGCCCGCAAGGTCAGCAGGGTCCTACTGGTCCTACTGGTCCTACTGGGCAAACAGGACAGACTGGTCCAACAGGACCTATTGGTGCCACTGGGTCTACAGGTCCTCAGGGTGAACAAGGGGTTACGGGCCCAACTGGTCCTACGGGCCCACAAGGCATTACAGGAGACACTGGGCCGACAGGAGCCGACAGCACAGTAACTGGGCCGATCGGTGACACAGGACCAACAGGACCCCAAGGTGACACTGGACCGACAGGCCCAACAGGTGATACAGGACCGGTGGGTGAGACTGGCCCTATTGGAGACACGGGCCCAACTGGCCCTACTGGCGCTACAGGCGATACTGGACCAACGGGTTCAGTAGGAGACACAGGACCTACTGGAGATACTGGTCCTACTGGGCCACAAGGCGATACCGGCCCTACAGGTTTAACAGGAGATACCGGTCCAACTGGCCTTACTGGCGATACAGGTCCTACAGGACCTACTGGAGATACTGGTCCTACTGGTCCCTTAGGTGACACTGGGCCTACCGGTCAAATAGGTGATACTGGTCCAACAGGTGCTTCTGGAACTTCAGTTAATGTTTTAGGGTCTTACGCTGATTATGCAGCGCTAGTTGCTGCACATCCGACAGGTAATCCCGGAGATGGATATTTTGTAGACAATGGGGACTTATACATATGGTCTGCCAACACAAACACTTGGGTAAACACAGGAAACTTAGAAGGTCCCACCGGACCTCAAGGTAACCAAGGTGTTACTGGCCCTCAAGGCGATACCGGTCCAACAGGACCACAGGGTGACACGGGCCCAACTGGCCCCCAAGGGGACACAGGTCCTACAGGTTTAACTGGTGATACAGGACCAATTGGTGAAACTGGCCCTACGGGCCCTCAAGGTGACACTGGACCCACTGGTCCTATTGGCGACACAGGCCCAACAGGGCCTGTTGGAGACACGGGTCCTACGGGACCACAAGGTGAGACTGGCCCTACGGGACCAACTGGGGATACGGGGCCGACAGGCCCGCAGGGTGAACTAGGACCAACAGGTTCTCAAGGCCCAACTGGTTCTCAGGGTGAACAAGGTATTCAAGGAAATGACGGTCCGACTGGGCCGCAAGGAGAAACGGGTCCGACTGGCCCACAAGGAGTAATAGGTGATACAGGTCCTACAGGAAATATGGGCGAAACTGGTCCGCAAGGAGCCACAGGAGATACTGGACCCACAGGTCCTCAGGGTGAAACTGGACCAATGGGGGAAACAGGACCTACAGGCAATACAGGAGATACAGGACCAACTGGTCCGCAAGGTTTAACTGGCGATACCGGCCCTATAGGGGACACGGGACCTACTGGTTCTCAAGGAGAAACTGGTCCTACGGGCCCAACCGGTCCAACAGGAAATACTGGTCCACAAGGTGTTACGGGTCCAACCGGATCTACAGGCGCGGCCTCTACTGTAACTGGCCCAACTGGAGCCACTGGTCCTCAAGGTATTCAAGGTCCTACAGGTCCTCGTGGATACCAAGGAGATACTGGCCCTACAGGTCCGCAAGGTCCTACGGGACCGCAGGGCGTTACAGGACCAACCGGACAGCAAGGCGTTACAGGACCTACGGGTCCAACTGGAGCCGCTTCTACAGTTACTGGTCCCACAGGTCCTACAGGAGCAACAGGACCTGCTGGAAATACTAATGCACACGATACTGCTCATAAAGCAACTACAACAATTCTTTCAAATAGCCCTACTTATGCAATAGGAACTACTGGTGCTGACGGCGGTACTGGTGTTGGTGCAACTCTAACTGCTACATCAAATGGGCGCTTAAACGTGGATGGTGGAAGCCTTAATACTGGTGAGCGTTTATTGGTTAAAAACCAAGTAAATCAATTAAACAATGGAGTTTATTTAGTAACAAATCAAGGTTCTGCATCTACTCCCTACGTTTTAACTCGCGCAACTGATTACAACAACCATGTTGCCGAACAAATTCAAGAGGGTGATTTTCTTTTAGTTCAAACTGGTTCTGTAAACGCTGGAACAACTTGGATGATGAACTCAGTTGGTACTGGAACTAATACATCTATCATTATTGGAACTGATAACATCAGTTTTACTCAAGTTGGTGGCATCGGCCCTACAGGTCCTCAAGGAGACACCGGCCCTACTGGTGCTACTGGCGCAGCAAGCCTAGTAACTGGACCAACAGGAGCAACCGGAAATGTTGGAGCAACAGGCCCTACCGGTGCACAAGGCGTAACCGGACCTACCGGACCTCAAGGTATTCAAGGCTACACCGGCCCTACTGGCCCGCAAGGTTACCAAGGAGACACTGGTCCAACTGGACCCCAAGGAGTCATTGGTAACACTGGCCCAACTGGCGCTACAGGAATTCAAGGGCCGACAGGACCTACTGGCGCTGCTTCAACCGTTACTGGTCCAACGGGACCTACCGGAGCAGCAAGCACTGTAACTGGTCCTACGGGCTCTACCGGCCCAACAGGCCCTACTGGTGCGTCTAGTACTGTAACTGGACCTACTGGCCCTACTGGTGCTACTGGCGCTGATAGCACTGTTACAGGACCTACTGGGCCTACTGGGGCTGCATCTACTGTTACGGGTCCAACAGGACCTACTGGAGCCGCTAGTACGGTAACGGGTCCAACTGGCCCAACAGGTCCAACAGGTGCTGCTTCCACAGTTACTGGACCAACAGGTCCAACCGGTCCGCAGGGCGTTATTGGTCCAACTGGTGCCCAAGGCCCAACTGGAGCACAAGGTATTCAAGGTATTCAGGGCTACACTGGGCCAACTGGCCCCACTGGTGCAGCCTCAACAGTCACTGGTCCAACAGGCCCAACAGGCGCAACTGGATCATCG